TCCCGGAGCAGGCAGACCAGGCCCTGGCAGTATTCAAGGAGCTGCGGGTCGTTGACCTTCCGGGAAGGCCGACTTTCGGAGAGTGCAGCGAGCAATGGGTGTTCGACTTCGTTGCTGCGATCTTTGGAGGCTGCGATGGTGAGACCGGAAAGCAGCTGATCCGCGAATATTATCTGTTGATTTCGAAGAAAAATACGAAGTCGACGATTGCCGCGGGGATCATGCTGACGGCGGTCATCCTGTGCTGGCGCGAAGAAGAGGAGCACCTGATCCTTGCGCCGACGAAGGAGGTGGCCGATAACAGTTTCAAGCCGGCTGCCGCGATGGTTCGGGCCGATGATGAACTGTCGACCCTGTTTCACGTGCAGGACCACGTCCGGACAATCACGCATCGTGTGTCGCGCGCCTCGCTCAAGGTCGTCGCTGCCGATACCGATACCGTGTCCGGCAAGAAGTCGGGGAGGGTGCTGGTCGACGAGCACTGGTTGTTCGGCAAGCGGGCCAATGCCGAAGCGATGTTCATGGAGGCGCTCGGCGGCCAGGTCTCGCGCGATGAGGGTTGGGTCATCTACCTGACGACACAGAGCGACGAGCCGCCGGCCGGCGTGTTCAAAGAAAAGCTGGAGTACTACCGCGACGTCCGCGATGGCAAGATCCATGATCAGAAGTCCCTGGGCGTGCTGTACGAGTACCCGCCGAAGATGGTCAAGTCGAAAGCCTATCTCGACTCGTCGACGTACTACATCACAAACCCGAACCTCGGCCGCTCAGTCAGCCGGGAATGGCTGGAAGACCAGCTCCGGAAAATATCTCACAAGACCGATGGGTCGCTGCAGCAATTCCTTGCGAAGCATCTGAACGTCCAGATCGGCATGAATCTGCGAGCCGATCGATGGACTGGCGCCGATTTCTGGGAGCGGCAAGCGAAGGTGCCTGGGCTGACGCTGCAGCAGCTGCTCGAGCGATCGGAGGTCGTCACCGTCGGTATCGACGGAGGTGGCCTGGACGATCTGTTAGGGCTGGCTGTCATCGGACGTGAGCGCGACACCCACAAGTGGCTTGCCTGGACCCGCGCGTGGGCGCATCCCATCGCGATCGAGCGGCGCAAGAGCGAAGAGAGCAAGTACGCCGACTTCGAACAGCAAGGCGACCTCGTGATCATCGAGGAGCTGCCTGGTGACGTCGCCGAGGTGGCGGCCGTCGTGAAAGAGGTGAACGAATCCGGCCTACTTGCCTCAGTGGGCCTGGACCCGGAGAAAACGCACAAGGTTATGTTCCAGGCGCTGGTCGACGGCGGTATCGACGAGACCAAATGCTTCGGCGTCTCGCAGGGCTGGAAGCTGACGGGGGCGATCAGCCTGACTGAGCGAAAGCTGGCCGAGGGAATCATGGTGCACGGTGGCCAGCCCCTTATGTACTGGTGCGTCAGCAACGCCAAGATCGAACCACGTGGCAATGCTGTCCTGATCACCAAGCAGGCCTCCGGGACGGGAAAGATCGATCCGTTGATGGCCCTGTTCAACGCCGTCTCGCTCATGGCCCTGAATCCGGAGCCGGCCGCCACGCCGCAAATTTTTATATTGGACCTTTGAATGACCGGGAAACTACTGAACCTGGACGCGGTGCGCCACGAGTCTCGCGTGCTGAACACGTTCCTGGCCGGTCGCGAGGGCGGCGCGGCACGCGCAGGCGTGAATGCGGCGATGGAGAACGCGACCACTACGAACCTGTCCGCCAACGAGCTGGCGAGCATGCTCGGGCTGGTTTCAATGTCGTCAGCCGGTATGTCGGTGACGCCCGAGACCGCAATGCGCGTCTCGACGGTGTACGCCTGCGTCCAGAGGCTCGCGGGATCGATCGCCGGCCTGCCTTTCGAGGTCTACGAGCGCGAGGGCGATACTAAGAAGCCGGCACCCGATCACCCGTACTGGTGGATGCTGAACGAACAGGCTAATCCGGATATGTCCGCCTCGGTGGCGTGGAAGCTCCTGATCAGCGGCCAGCTGTTCTACGGCGACGGATATGCCGAACTGCTGCGGCCAAGCTATTACAGCTCAAAGGTGATCGGCTGGCGCCCACTCCATCCTCTGCGCGTCACGCCGATGCGCGATGAGCGCGGCAATCGGTACTGGCGCGTGCAACCGCGTGACGGCGTTGCTTATGTGCTGGACCAGGCCGATATCATCCACCTGCCAAGTCTGGGCTACGACGACGAACTGATGCGCAGCCCGAGCCCGATCACGTACGCCGCGCGCGAACAGATCGGGACGGCCCTGGCCGCCGATGCGTTCGCCGGGAAGTTCTTCACCGATGGGGCGAACTTCGACTACGCGCTCAAGACGGCGTCGAGCCTGAATAAGGATCAGCTCGAGCAGTTGCGCGTCTCGCTACAGGCACGCCGGGGTGGAGCGCGTAGTCCGCTGATCCTGACGGGCGGCCTGGAGCCGGCGCAGTTGAGTGTGAACGCGAAGGATGCCGAACTGCTGGCCACGCGTCTGTTCGGCGTTGAGGAAATCTGCCGGATCTTTGGCGTGCCACCGCACCTGGTCGGGCACACGGAGAAGAACAGTTCGTGGGGCTCCGGCATGGCTGAACAGGGCGGCAACTATGTCCGCTACACCCTGATGGAGCGGCTGACCGACATCCGGCAGGAGTTCAACCGCAAGCTGTGGCCGGTCCGTGAACGTTACTTCGTAGCGCACAACACGGCCGAGCTCGAACGCGGCGACACGGCCGCGCGCTTCGCCGCCTATCGCATTGCTCTCGGTCGCGCAGGCGAAATGCCCTTCATGAGCACCGATGAGGTCCGCCGGCAGGAAAACATGCCGCCGAACCCTGACCTGAAATTGAACCCGAATGGAGGCAAGAATGCCGAACCTGACCAAGCTACTGGCCAGTAACAAGAACCGCCCGGCCCGCCTTCCTCAGTCGCGGATCGTGGCTGAAGGCGACGAGACGACGATCTACATCTACGATGCCATCGTCGCCGACGAGGAAACCGCGCTGTGGTGGGGTGGCGTGTCGGCTGAAGCATTGGTTCCAGCGATCCGCGATCTCAAGGGCGGCACCGTGCACCTGCGCATCAACAGCCCGGGTGGCGACGTGTTCGCTGCGCAGGCGATCTGCCAGGCGATCCGCGAGACTGGCGCCAAGGTGATTGCCCACGTCGACGGCTATGCCGCCAGCGCAGCCACCGTGATTGCCACCGCGGCCGACGAAGTCGAGATCTCGGCTGGTGCGTTCTACATGATCCACAACGCCTGGACCTGGGCGATGGGCAACGCAAATGACCTGACGGCGACGGCCGGCCTGCTGTCGAAGATCGACGGCTCTCTGGCTGCGCAGTACGCCAAGAAAAGCGGCATGGCGGTCGACGATGTGCGCTCCGCCATGGACGCCGAGACCTGGTACACGGCAGAGGAAGCGGTTGCTGCTGGCCTGGTCGACCGGGTTGCCGCCGGCACGAAGGCCCAAGCTTCCTGGAACATGAGTGCCTACGCCAAGGCGCCGAAGATCGCGCCGCCCGAGTCCGAGAATCCCGACCCGGCCGCCACCACCGAACACCGCGCGCGCCAACAGCAGCGAATCTCCATGCTGGCACGCCTCACCCGTTAGATGACGCTCTCGCGCCACTAAGCCGGCCGCCTTCGCGCGGCCTTTTTTATTGCCCCAACCAGGCCGCGAGAGCGGACTAATTACCGAAAGGCACTCCCCACATGAGCAAGCTTGCACAACTGCGCGCCCAGCGCGACGCAGCGGCCAAACAGGCCAATGAACTGAACAACAAGTACCCGGCCGACCAGCGTATGCCGGCCGCCGAAGCCGAGAAGCTGGATGCAGTCCTGGCCCAGGTCGAATCGATCGACGATGAGATCGCGCGCGAACAGAAAATGGCTCGCCTGGCGCTGGAAAGCAACCCGGCTGCCGCACACGAAGCCGCACTGAACGCGGCCACCCGCGAGCCGGGCAGGCAGGGCGACGAGGCAAAAGCCCTGCGCGCGTTCCTGGCCGGCGGCATTAACAGCATGGCCGAGGATGACCGCAAGCGCATGCTCGCGCGCCAGACTCCGGACATTCGTGCGGCGATGTCGACCACGACCAATTCCGAAGGCGGCTACACCGTTTCGCCCGAGTACTACAAGCAGCTCGAAATCGCCATGAAGGCGTACGGCGGCATGCGTTCGGTGGCAACGGTGTTCCGCACCGGTTCCGGCGCCACGATGAACTTCCCGGCCAGCGACCCGACCTCGGAAATCGGCGAGATCGTCGGCCAGAACGGCGGCGCGACCGCGCTGAATACCAGTTTCTCGAACCTGACCATGGACGTGTACAAGTACTCGTCCAAGTCGATCGCGCTGCCGTTCGAACTGGTGCAGGACTCGTTCATCGACATCGAGGCCTATGTCCAGACCCTGCTGGCAATGCGCCTGGGCCGTATTCAGAACTCCCACTACACCAACGGTACGGGTACCGGGCAGCCGCGCGGCCTGGTGACCGCTGCCGGCATCGGCAAGACCGGCATCACGGGCCAGACGGCCAGCGTCATCTACGACGACTTGGTCGACCTGGAGCATTCGATCGACCCGGCGTATCGCTCGCAGCCGGGCGTGGCCTACATGATGCACGACAGCTCGGTCAAAGTTGTCCGCAAGATCAAGGATGGCCAGGGCCGCCCGATCTTCGTGCCCGGCTACGAAGGCGACGCGATGGTCAACGGCGGCGCACCTGACCGTCTGATGGGGCGCCCGATCGTCATCAATCAAGACGTGCCGGTCATGGCTGCGAATGCGAAGTCGATCCTGTTCGGCCAGCACAGCAAGTACATGATCCGCGACGTGATGGACCTGACCGTATTCCGCATGACTGACTCGGCATTCACTCTGAATGGCCAGATCGGTTTCGTGGCTTTCATGCGCACCGGTGGCAACTTCATCGACGTCGGCGGCGCCGTCAAGACCTACCAGAACAGCGCGACCTGATCGTAATCGGCGGCCGGCATGGTGCCGGCTGCCATCAACGGAGATAGAACATGGCAGAAGCCCAGAAAGTAAAAGCGCGTGTCCTCGTGGATTGCGAGCTCGGCAAGTGCAACGACGTGGTCGAGATCGACGCGAAGCAGGTTAAAGCTTTGGCCGGCACCATCGACGCCGATCCGGACGCGGTCGCATACGCCGAATCGCTGGCGCAGTAACACCGTGAGCCCAGCGGAATCCGCATGGCTCGCCAACGTGCGGGCCCAGGCTGCGGACCCGCACGTTTTCGTCGTCGTCATCCGTCGGAAGACACGCGGCGGGTCGGTGGCGATCTTTACCGAAGACATAGTCGGCAAATCGGACGACGAGCTGTTGGCGTTCATCGCCGACCGGCTGTCGGAATTACGTCATGACGGGTGTTGATGTTGGCTCCGCTGGCGCAAAGGCAGGACCCTTTAAACGAAGAGCTGGCTTCTCGATGAGATACCAGCTTGCTGTACCAGCCAGCAGTGCTAAGCCCATGGAGAGTGCCGCCATCAGCCATGGCGAGATTGATGGGTAATACCAAACAAAAAGTTTCTGGATCGGCCAGCCGTAGAGGTAGACGCCGTATGAAACATCAGGAAGGCGATTAAAGCGGCTAAGTAGCGCAGAGCGCTTGCTCGCGGCGTAGAGCAAGCCATATGCACCAACGGTAGGCAGAGCGAGGTCCGTAGCACGCCAAGAGAACAGGGCTAGGCATGCGGCTACGGCAAAGAGCGCAGCCAAGGGACCTCGGAAGCTCAGATTTTTTCGGTAAATGTAGAAGCATCCGCCGCTCATAAAAAAGCTCGCAAGCCGGAGATCCCTAGAATCGATTCCAGGCACCTGAACCAGATTCGGCACGAGGATGAGGGCAAGCACAACGGCCGTCACGGCTAACCAGAGATGCCGAATCCGCAGTGCGCCACTGATGCCAGCGGCGAGTACAAGCATATAGCAGCAGAATTCGCGGCAAATCGTCCACAAAGCACCGTTTATCACCGGGTATGGCTGACCGACGAATACAGACGGTACAACCGGCTTCTGCAAAAATAAAAGCCCTTTGAGGAACGCAAGTACGTCGAAGGAAGCGAAATAGCGATCTGGGTCTGCAGCAAGAGGGCCTACACACACCGCGCACGCCAAGCTTGCGACGATAAACGCCGGGTATATGCGGAGAACGCGCTTTTTTATGAATTGCCATGGCTGCGGCTGGATCTCCCAGCTCTGCATGATCAGATAGCCGCTCAGCAAAAAGAAGCCTCCCACAGCCAAGTCTCCGAACGAGTGAGTGCCAAAGATCCTACTTAACAATTCTCTGCTTCGATTCCCGTCGATTAACTCAGATGAGTGGCTAAGGATTACAAGCATCGCAAGAACAAGTCTCAGCAGGTTGAAGTTGTTTTGCCTGTCAGTTGCTTTCATGACAATTCCATTGGTAATTGATTACAGAATACTCATACGGAACTGTCCAAAAATCAACTTTTGTTAATTCTAAGATATTTCTGGAAACACTCTTTGAAACCTCGTCGGCATCGCTGACGCAGGGCCGGTCACCCATGGGCGTACGGCTCGCAGAACAATGAAAGGATGGCAATGGCCACATTCACGAAAATCAATGCGTTCGTCGAGGCGCTCGCGAAGAAGAAGCACAACCTGGCGACCGACCAGCTGGTGATCCTGCTGACTAACACGGCGCCGAACGCTGCCACCGCAGCTGTTACGGCGGACATCACGCAGATCAGCTATACGAACTGCTCGTCGCGCAATGTGACCACGTCGTCGGCTGCGCAAACCGGCGGCGTCTACAAGCAGGTCCTGGCGGACCTGACGCTGACCGCAGCGGGCGGCACGGTCGGACCGTTCCGTTATGCAGTGCTGGCCAACGCCACGGCGACGAACGGCGACCTGATCGGCTTCTACGATTACGGCTCGTCGATCACGCTGAACGACACCGAAACGATTTTGATCGACCTCGACCAAGCGGCCGGGGCATTTACCCTGACCTGATCATGACCTCCGAACAGTTTGCAATCCTGCGCGCCGAGTTGACGAACGACCCGGCGGGCCGTGGCTACGGTGCGCATCTTCCGGCGGACCCTGCGCGCGTCGTCGAGCTGATCACGGCGCTGGTCACGACTATGACGGGTCCGCTGCGCTCGACGACTGCAAAGGCGTGGGCCGCTGCCGGACCTTACGCCCGCATCGTCGACGCCAGCAACGACGTGAACAGCCCGTGCCGTGCGTCGTGCCTGGTCATTCGGGACTCGTTCGCGTGTGGCGATGCAATCCACGTCGAGGACCCGCGGCTCGAGGCCATGCTCGCCAGCTGGGTAGCCTGCGGCATCGCGACCGTGGAACAGGTGAACAACCTGTACGCGCTTGCGCAAGTTCCGGCGTCCCGCGCCGATGTGCTGGGCATCCCCGCGCCTGCCGCGCGGGACATCATTGACGCATTGGAGTTGAAATAATGGCCGGTACGATCAAATGGCAAGAGGGCGCCCCAGTCACGCTCACCACGACCGGGGCGTCCCTGACGGCTGGTTCAGCCGGCCTGGCCGCATCGCTGGATTGTCGTTCGGGCGGCACGTCCGGCGCAATCGAGGCGCTGGCGTCGCAGTTTTCGCTGTCGGCAGCCGTCGCAGCAAATACGGGCATTGTGGCCGGCACGACCGCCGCCGACCTGTACCTCGTCCCCGCTATCGACGGGGCGAATTTCCCCGACATCGACACGACGGCGGGTGCAAGCTATATCCCGTATCCGATGCGCGTCGGATCGTTCGTTTTTGCGCGCGTCCCGACTGCAAATTCGGCGCTACTGATGCAATCCGGCACGGTCGAACTGTTGCCGCTCCTGTACAACGTCTACATCGTGAATCGCAGCGGTCAGTCGATTAATGTGAACTGGACGATGAAGGTGGCCGCGACGGCGGTTCAGTACACGTAATGGCCGCGATCGCCGGAAAGCGCGTGAGGACCATCCAGCCGCAGCCATGGCAGGCACAGCTCATCGATTGGGACAACCCGATCACGCGCGACATGGTGCTGTGCATGTCGCACGCCGATCAGGCGTACGGCTTCGCGGCAAACTCGACCGGAGCCGTAATTTCGACTGCCGCGTACACGACCGGCGCGCAGTCGAACAGCCCGATCGGCACCGGCGCGCGCGCCGCGTCGAATATTCTGTACACGCCGCCGGGCGGCATCAACAGCACGAGCTATAGTCTTTTCGCAGTTGGTACCGCGACCAGCGCGGCCATCACGCAATCCGCGATCGACATGGATAACGGCGGGGCTGGTCGTTATTACCAGTTCAGGCTGGCGAACGGTAAAGCCGACTTCATCCCGTTCAACGGTAGCGCGGCCGTAACGGGGCAAGCCACGGCACCTGTCGCGATGACCGTGGCGGAAATGTCGCGTGGTTTCACGATGGGTGCGACGGCCAGCCCGACGCGTACGGCGGTTTTCCAGAACGGCAAAGCCACCGCCGCAACACCGTCGGGGCTGGTTGCGGTAGGTACGGGATTCGCGCCGACCGTCGGCGCGCGGCAGACTGCATCGCAGGGTTGGAACACGGGCTCGCTGTCGCTCGTCGCGGCCTGGAACCGCACGCTGACCGACGCGGAAATGCAATCACTGGCCGACAATCCGTGGCAGTTGTTCAGGGCCTCGCCGCGGCGGATATGGATGCCTCGGATAGTTTCAGCCGCCTATGTCCTCCAGGCGGCGGCAGCGTCGTTTCTATTGTCGGCTACGCAAGCCGCGTTGTCGGCGTCCCGCCGTCTGGTAGCGGCAACCGGGGCGTTGACGTCAGGATGGACGCCAGCGAATCTGATCGCATCGCGGCGCCTGCCCGCCAGCGCCGGAGCCCTCGTCCTGGCCGGTGGCTCGGCATCGATCATCGCAGCCCGCAAGCTGGCTGCCGGTGCCGGCACGTATGGCATTCAGGCCTCTACCGCACCGATGGTGGCGTCCCGCCGTTTGTCGGCCCAGCCGGGAGCATTCGTGCTGTCGCCTGGGACCGTACAGATGGTCTACACGCCCGTGCCTGGGCCAGGCGGACCGACGTATACGCTTACGGTCACGGTTGGGACGTTCGGCATGCTGGGTACACCAACCGCCATGCAGGCGCACAGGAGGCTATCGGCCGGCACGGGGGCGTTCGGATTGACTAGTACCGCTGTCGCGCTTTCAGCTGGCCGTCGCCTGGCTTCGTCCGCTGGGACGTTCGGGGCATCCGGTGCTGTTGCCGTGCTTCGCGTCACACGGCGCATGACCGCAGATACAAGCTCCTTCGTGGTGATTGGCGCCGACGGCCAATTGCGCTACAGCGCACAGATCGCCTATGCACGCGCGCCCGCCGGCTCTGGCTACGCGGCGAAGTCTCATTACAACGACAGCCGGCCGGCCACAACGAGCTCGGGGCGACCTGCAGCGACACAAAGGAATCTTCGATGACCACACGACAAGTCTCGCCGCCCGCGGTGATGGCGGTGACGCTGGCCGACGCCAAAGACACGCTCCGCATCGATCAGGACGATACCGCCCTTGATTCGCAGATCGCGATCTGGATCGCCGGTATTGTCGCCGAGGCCGAGCATTTGGCCGGAAGGGCGTTCGTCAACCGCCCTATGCGAGTGACGTTGGACGCGTTTCCTGATGCGATCCGATTGAGTGCGCCGACATACAGCGTGGAGAGCGTCAAGTTCATCGACGTCAGCGGACAAGCACAAACCCTCGACCCGGCCGATTTCTACGAGGACAAGGTATCGGAGCCGGGTTACGTCGTACCGGCCACCGGCAAGGCGTGGCCTGCGACCTCCGCACGCATCAATGCGGTCACGGTCGATTACACGGCCGGTTATGGCCCGGATGCGACGACGGTTCCGCCGACCGCGCGGCTCTACATCCTCGCGCGACTGGCTGAGCAGTGGGATCCGCTTATCAAGGAGTTCAAGGAGTCGGTGAAGTCGAACTTCGTGGGGCGCCTCCTGGATGATCTGAAGGTGTACGGATGAGCGGAACACTGATAGTTGACAAACCATTCGCTCTCGACAAGCGGGTCACCCTGCAGGCGAAGTCGGCGGCGCGCGACGAGCTCAATAAACCGGTCAATGCCTGGGTCAATGTTCTCGCCGGCGAGGGCAGGACGTGGGCCCGAATCCGCGACATCAGCGGACGCCAGTTCGTTGCGGCCGGCGGCACGCAGAATGCCGTGCAGACGGAAATTATGTTACGGCGCCGCGCCGACGTGCAGCTGTTACCGAGCATGCGTGTCCTACACGGCAGCGTTGCCTACGACATCGTGGCCGTGCTCGAGCCTGATCGTCACTGGATCACTCTGATGTGTACGAAAGGACTATCCAATGGCTGATCTCAAGATAGAAGGGCTGGCCGATCTGCGGATGCGCATGGAGGGCGTCAGCGACAAGCTGGTCAAGAATGTCCTGCGGTCGGGCCTGCGCCAGGGCGCCAACGTCGTCCGGAATCAGGCGCGCGCGAACTTCGACGGGGCCGTTGGGCCAAGTGAGATCACCGGCGCATTGAAGGCCTCAATTCGTGTCACGCAGCGCCGCGGTACACCGACACGAGTGGTGTTCAACGTGGTCGCGGGCGACCTGACGTCGGCGCAGAGAAAGAAATTCGGTACCGACGCCGCGTTCTACGCGCTTTGGGTAGAGAAGGGCCACATCAACCGCAAGGCCGGTCAGGCCCTGAGGGGGAGCAAGGCTGCCATTACCGCGATTCGTGCCGCGTCGACGAACAACACGCCGGCGCACCCGTTCATGCGGCCCGCTATCCAGGCCAAGGCGCAGGAAGCGGTCGACGTCATGGTCCAAGCCATCGGCGCGAGGTTGCCCGAGGTCGTCAAATGAGTGTTCCCGCGGCGATTCTTGGACTGCTGCAGGCGTCCAGCGACCTGGTCGCATTGGTCGGCACGCGGATCTATCCCGATGTGATGGATGATCCCCCGGTGTATCCGTCGGTGACGTTCCAGAAGGTCGGCGGCGGCGCCGCGCGACGCGCGCTGACAAGCCCCGGCCTGACGCACGCAACGATGCAGGTCTCGACCTGGGCCCAATCGCGAGCGGAAGCCGTGCGGATTGCGTCGGCCGTGCGCAAGGCGCTGGACCGCAAGCGGAAGATCACGGTGGCCGGTGTGCCGGTCGACGACTGCTTCTACGAGGACGACGTCGACCTGTACGACCCGGACGTGAAGGTCTTCTTCAACCACATGAGTTTCACCATCCATTACAGAGAACCGGCATGACGAAAACCGAACAGATCGTGGCAGCGATGCAAGCTGCGATCACCGCCGCAGGCTTGGCCGTGCGCGACGACACCGAAGCGCTGTTCAGCTTCGAAGATGGCCCGTGCATTGTCCTGGACTGCGGTGACGAATACCCCGATCCGGTCGTCGGAATGGGCTTCGTGTACTGGAACCTGTCCGTGCAGATGCTGGTTGGCGCCGACGGCGCCGTGCCCAAGCTGGCGCCTGAATCGGCCCGTGCGACCGCGCACGCAGCGCTGTATGCCGATCGCACGCTGGGCGGCGTGGTCATCGATCTCGCTATCGGGCCGGTCTCGCGTGGCATCGACGAGGAAAACCCCGCACGCGGCATCACCCGCGTGATCTACAACCTGAAATATCGAACCATGGAAGGCACTGCATGAACGACGAAAACTACGGCCATGGCGGCAGCTATGTCATCAATTCCGATGGCGCCCGCGAGCTGGTCGAGCGAACCGAGGAACGCGACAACGACCACCAACTGACTATGTTCCAGCCTCCGGTCACCGAACCGCTGACCTTGACCGAGGTCGTGCAATCCGAGCAGCCCGCTGATGCGGGTTTTTTTTCGCCGGTCGCTCCGGCTGATCAACCCACTACGGAGTAACCATGCCATTCCTGACCCGAAAACGCGCCATCTTGGCGAAGATCGAAACCACCTACGGCCAAGACCCGACCCCGTCGGCGACGCTCGATGCGCTCTTGATGAGCAATCTGACCGTGAGTCCGATGGAGATGACGCTGGCGCAGCGCAACAACGTCAAAGCCTACATGGGCAACAACCCGTCGGTCCTGGCCGCGATCTACGCCAAGGTCAGCTTTGACATCGAAGTGGCCGGCTCCGGCACCGCAGGCACCGCGCCAGCATATGACGAACTGCTGCGCGCCTGCGGCCTGTCCGCGACGACCCTCGCCGCTGCGGTTACGGGCACGGCCACCGCCGGCAGTGCAACCGCGATGACGCTGGCCGCCGGCGCATCGGCGGTCGACGGTGCATACGTCGGCATGACGGTCTACCTCACGGGCGGCGCTGGCGCCGGACAGTCGGCAGTCATCTCGAGCTATGTCGGTGCGACCAAGGTTGCGACCTTTACTACCTCGCTCACGACGCCGGCCGGCGCAACGACCGTCTACTCGATCCCGCTCCAAGTGGTCTACCAGCCTGTGTCGAATAACCTGGAGTCGGTGGCGTTCTACGTCAACGTCGACGGCATCCGCCACCTGATGCTCGGCGCCCGCGGCACCGTATCGATGAAGGCAAGCGCGCAGGGCATCCCGATGTGGAGCTTTGCGTTCACGGGCCTCTACACGACGCCGACTGACACGCCGATCCCAGCCGTGACGCTGACCTCATTCGCGGCGCCGCTGGCCATCAACAACCTGAACACCAGCGGACTGAACATCTCCGGCTACCTGGCCGGCGTCGTAAGCGATTTCAGCATCGATCTGGCGACGTCCGTGGCGTTCCGTTCGCTGGTCGGCGGCTCGGAAGGCGTCGTCCTGACGGATCGCCAGCCGTCCGGTTCCATCACGTTCGAAGCGACGACGGTGGCGGCCAAAGACTGGTGGACCTTGATGAAGACCGTCGTGCTGGGCCCGTTCTCGGTCACGCACGGCACCGCTGCCGGCAACAAGATCAAGATCGACGCTCCGCAGCAGCAGTTGACGTCGCCCACGTACGGCGACAAGGACGGCATCACGATGATCACCCTGAAGCAGACGTTCGTGCCGCTGAACGGCAACGACGAACTGACCATCTGCTTCATGTAATCCGGCGCAAGCCGACAACCGAGCACCGACTCGCCGCCGTCGCCCTTCGCGTGGGCGCGGCGGCGAACACGGGCACATTCACCCTCACGCGAAAAGGAAACATCATGTTCATCATCACCTCCTCGAAAGACAAAACCATCAACTGGCCGGTCAAGGTCGAGATCCCGGCCGACGGCGGCAAGATCAACAAATTCGAATTCACTGGCACGTTCAAGCAGCTCGACGACGACGAGCGCGAAGCGCTGGCTGCCGATGCGAAGCTGTCCGAGCCGGACGCTTCGGACGACGAGCCGACCGGCGCCTGGAAAGAGCGCGCGGTCGACAACATCCTGAAGACCATGACGGATTGGAAGCAGGTTGTCGACGAGAACAAGGCCCCGATCGAATTCAACCGCGACAACCTGCTGACGGCCGCGCGCGGCGTCCATGGCGTGAGCATCCTGCGCGCGATCAACACGGCAGTGGCCGAGATCGTGACGGGCTCCCGCGCAAAAAACTGACGGAAGCCGCCGCGTTCTGGGCGCGCGGCGGTAAAGACGACGGCAAGGCCGCGCTCGACGATTTCGAACTGTGGGGCCTTGCGTCCGACGAAGCGGCTGCCTGGATCGGTGTCGAAGACAAGCCCCCGCACTTCGAGGTGTGGTCTGAAAACTGGCCCACCGTCGAAGTGTTTCTGAACATGAGCACGCAGTGGATCTGGACCGGAGGCATGGAGCCGCTACGGGTCGGACTCAACCTCTGTGCACTTCCTGTTGTGTATGAAGGCCTGGGCGTTCCGGCTGAAAAGCGTCCCGAGATATTCCAGGGCATCAAGCTGATGGAGGCCGCGGCCCTCGACGCCATGCACCGCTGATCTTTTAAGGAAATCGATATGCCATCAGGTGCAGTTACCGTCGGCGGCCTCGTCATCAACATGTCCGCCGACACGGCGCAATTGAAGTCCGACATGGCCGAGGGCGCGCGCGTGGTCGACAACTCGGCCAAGTCCATGATCAACTCCATGACCGGTATCACCGAGTCGTCGGGCTCTGCGACGGATGCAGGCCAGCGCCTGGTACGGCAGCTGAAGGAGGAGATCGCCACGTTCGGCATGACCAGCCAGGAGCTGACGCAGTACAAGGCGAACCTAAACGGCGTCGGCGCTGAAGTACAGGCCTTGCTCGGTCGCCTCGACGGCATGAAGAACGCCCAGGCCGGCCTCAGCGCTGAGACCAATGCGCTCGCGGTCGCTGAGGCCAACGCCACGGCCCGCATTCGCGACATGGTTGCGGCCTCGATGGTTGAAGTGAACGCCATGAATGAGGCGACAGCGGCAACGCAAGGTCTATCGGCCGCCCAGTCGTCCGCCGCGCGCGTCTCGGCCACGTGGGCAGAATCCCAGCGCCTGCAGGCACAAAACATGGCCGGCGTCGCCGCGTCCATGAAGGTCGCCCAATCCGGCACGGCGGCGCTGTCGGCCGAGACGCAGAAGATCCTCGACCGATACGATCCGTTCGGCACCAAGCTGCGCGCGCTGCAGTCAGACCTCGCTAACCTTCGTAAGGCGATGGGTAACAGCGTTGATCCGGCCGCGATCAAGGCATTCGAGGGCCTGGAGGAGGAAATCGCCAAGACCCAGGCGCTGATGGCGAAGGCAGGCGTCGAGGGCTTCGGTGAAATCGAGAAGGGCGCAAACAAGGGCGCATTCGCGACGGCCGGCGCCAAGCGCGAGCTGATGGTGTTGGGCCACGAGGCACTGACCGGCAATTTCTCGAAAATGCCTGGTTCATTCATGGTGCTCGCCGAGCGTATGCACATGACCGCCGAGATGTTCAGCCCGATGAATATCGGCATGGTGGCGCTTGCCGCCGCGGCGATCGGCGTCGCGGCCGCCATCGCCAAGGGGCACGACGAGATGGTCGCCATGGACAATGCGCTCCTGGTTACCAGCAACTACGCCGGCGCTTCGCGCCAGAGCATGGAGCAGCTCGCCGAAAGCATGACCCAGACACACGAGGTTACCATCGCCGCGGCGAAGGAGATCGTGCTCGCGCTGACGTCCTCCGGGAAGATTGGCGGCGATGCCATCAACCTGATCAGCCACTTCATCAGCGATTTCGCCAAGTCGACGGGCCAGTCGGTCGATGAGATCACGCCGAAGATGATCTCGATGTTCACCGACCCGCTGAAGGGTGCTGAGGAATTGAACAGCTCCATGCACTTCCTGACCACGACCCAGATCGAGCATATTGCTTCGCTCGAGCGTACCGGTCAGGTCCAGGCGGCGCAGACCGAGCTGGCGAAGGCCGCGGCCGACCACATGCCGAAGCAGGCCGAAAACATCGGATATGTGACGAAGGCCATCCTCGACCAGCGCGACGCGTGGAGCAAGCTGATCGACAAGATCAAGGAGTGGGGCACGACTCGCGATCAGCCAGATCAGAAGGCGCAAGACCTGCGCGACCAGATTTCCGAATACCTGGCCAGCGGGCTGACGCGACAGAACCCTGCTGTCAAGGCGGTTCAGGCGCAGCTTGACGCCCTCGAGCCAGCTATCGCGAAGCAGAAGGAACTGACGCAGGCCGAGAAGGATGCAGCCGCGGCAAACGAGCTGCAGGCCAAGTCGTGGGATGCGGTAAAGGCCAGCTCGGCGGCCTACCACATCCAGGAACTGAGGGATCGCCTCAAGCTGATCGAAGCACACAAGTCGGAAGCTGGCCCGGACTTCGCCGCCCAGGAAGCGGCCAAACGCGACGCCATTCGCAAGACAAACGATGAGATCGACGCTGCCCAGCGGTCGATCGGCGCAGTGGGCCGCCAGGCCACCCAGCAGCAGATTAACGATGAGGAACAGCTTGATCTGCTCAAGCTGAAAGGCTCGGCCGCGGCGATCGACACCGAGTACAAGCTCGCCTCGATCACGAAAGAGCAGTTCGACATGAAAATGACGGCCAATGCTCTTGACGAGAACATGGTCAAGCAGATTTTCGAGCGTCGGATGGCGAACGTGGCGGGCCTGACCGAGGTGGAGCGCCAGGGGCACCTCAATAAGTTGAAGATGCTGGAAGAGGAGCGTAGCCAGATCGAGCAAAAAGGCGCGTCCTCGATTGATATTGACGCGAAAAAATCCTACGACGACATCTTCAAGGCGGCCCATGATGCTGGTGTGGCGAACATTGCCAGCCTCGACCAGCAGATCGCCAAGCAGCGGGAACACAACGCCGAAATCGGAAAGACCAAGGAGCAGATCGAGCTCGCAAGGCAGGCTCAGGTCGATCTCGATACGAAGCAGCTGCAAAGCGACGCCGACTATCTGCGCGATGGCATGGCGAAGTGGGACCTTGATGAAAAGTCGCGCGCGCTTTACGAGGCGAGACTGAGCGATTTGGATGCGGAGATCTCCCGGCGTCGCACGCTGGCTGGCCTGTTGAACGATGGCGCCAATGCTGAAGCCGGAGCAAAGGCAGCAGCGGACGTCGCCAAGTATCTGGACCCGACGAAGGCGCAAAACTTCGGCAACGCGCTGAAAGGCTCGCTCAGCGGTGCCGCGAAGTCCATGGTAGACCTGACCAGCGCGATGTCGAAATTCGGCGCCGAACAGGCAAAGAATGACAAGGCTCGTCAGGAAGCTGAGCTCGCTCGGAAAAGCGGCACGGCGACACAGGTCGAGTACCTCGCTCAGATCGGGCAAATCAACGCTCGCAACACGAAAGAGCAGTTGGCCAGCTACGGCAACATGGCGAGTGCGGCGGCAGGGTTCTTTGATGAGCACAGCCGCGGCTATCAAACGCTGATGAAGGTGTCGCAGGTATTTCACGCGGCCGAACTCGCAATGAACTTGGCTTCTATCGCACCAGCGATGGCGGCGGGCGCAGCGCAATTTTTCGCGCAGTCTGGATGGGGAGGTTTTGCCGGCGTTGCTGCGATGGCGGCAGTGGTCGCAGGTTTCGGCGTAGCGGTTTCGGGCGGCGGCGGCGGTCCAAGTGTAGCGCAGCAACGCCAAGCATCCCAGGGCACCGGGACGGTACTCGGCGACGGCAGCGCGAAGTCGAATTCGATCGCGAAGGCAATCGAGCTGACTGCTTCGAACTCCAACACCCAGATCAACTACCTGTCGGGCATGCTGACGACGTTGCAGTCGATCCAGTCCGGAATCGGAAGCTTTGCCGCGAAACTGGTTCAGACCACGAACGTCAGCAATCCGAACGTGGGCAATTTGGCGCATGGGTATGGCACGACGAACCTGGGCGCCGCGGATATGACCTTGACCGGTGCCGAGGTAGGCTCGTACTTTGGCCCGATCGGAACTGCAGTTGGCGCGGTCGTGGGGTACATCGCCAGCAAGATTCCGGTGTTTCAGAACATCTTCACGTCAATCATGGGCGGCAAGCAGTCGGTCTCCGACTCTGGCTTCACCATGCAGAAGTCGTCGCTGGGGAATATTCTTGCGAACGGCACGAACGCGGAGAGCTACGCCGACATCACGACCAGCGGCGGCTGGTTTAGCTCAGACAAACATAGTACTCAGATGAATTCCTTGGGCGCTGACGCGAACAAGCAGTTCACACAGATACTCAAGAGCCTGGGCGACGGCATCGAGCAGGCCGGCGTCCTGCTGGGCATGAACGGGGATGACTTCGCTAACCGCCTGAATTCGTTCGTGGTGGACATTGGCAAGGTCAGCTTGAAGGGCCTGAGCGGTGACGATCTGCAGAAGGCACTGGAGTCCGTGTTCTCCAAGCTGGGCGACCAGATGGCGCAGTATGCGATCGGCGGCCTGGAGCAGTTCCAGCAGGTAGGCGAAGGCTATCTGCAGACTCTGACCCGGGTGGCGACCGACTACGCCAAGATGGACGCATCCCTGGCATCGATTGGCAAGACGTTCGGTGCTGTCGGATTGCAGTCGATCGCGGCGCGCGAGAGTCTGATTGCACTGCTGGGCGGCATCGACGAATTCCAATCGAAGACGGCCGACTATGCCAAGAACTTCCTGACCACGGCGCAGCAGCTGGCGCCTGTGCAGAAGTACGTCACCGACTCTCTCGCCAAGATGGGCTTGGGCTGGGTCTCCACTCGTCAGCAGTTTGCCGGCGTGGTCGCAGGCCTGGACCTGACCACTGCTGCAGGCCAGGACACTTACGCGGCGCTGATGAATCTGGAAGGGGCTTTTGCCGCAACGCACGCGGCCATCGTCGACACGACCAAGTCGGCGCAGGACATTGCGGATGAGCGCAAGGACCTGCAGACCCAGTTGGACCAGCTGACGATGACGTCGGCTCAACTGCTGGCCAAGCAGCGCGATGCGCTCGACGACAGCAACAAGGCACTGTTCGATCAGGTTCAGGCGGCCCAAAAGGTGAAGGATGCGCAGGATGCAGCCAAGACCAGTCTGGGCAACTTCATCACACAGATGAAGTCCTTTGCCACCACGGCGAAGGGCTTGAACAACAGCCTCGTGCTGGGAGCCCTGTCGACACTCACGCCCGAGCAGCAGTATGCAGAGGCGCGCCGGCAGTTCGAACAGACCCGCCAGCAGGCCGCCGCCGGTGATTCGACCGCACAGGGCAACCTGCAGTCGATCGAGCAAACGTTCCTGCAGCTGTCGCAGAAGCTCAACGGGGGCGATGCGCAGTACTCGTCTGATCTGGCTGTCGTGATGCGCACGAACGACGACCTGGCCAAGTGGGCGAGCCAGTCCGTCGACGTGGCCCAGGCCAGTCTCGATGCGCTGAACGGCTCGTCGGCGACCCTGACGGACATCAGCGCGACTCTGACCACGATTGCCCAAAGCGTGCAGTACCTGCCGGCGGCAGTTTCTGGTCAAGGCGTGACGGGCTTGGTTCAGGCCGCAGCACCAATCAATTACTCGAGCATCGGTACCGGCAACATGACCGCGCTCGTGCAGGAGATTAAAGCGCTGCGCGCGTCGAACGAGGCCATGGCCACCGAGCTGAAAGGCCTTCGAGCCGACCAGCAGAAGCAGACCGGCGACTTGATCCAGGCTGGCGAGACAAGCGCCGAGAAGGCGGCAGAGATCGTCGTGGACGGCGTTCGGCAGGCCTCCTCTGACGCGGCCTGGGCATCTAGTAACTCAACAAGGAAACTCTCGTGATAACTGATGCGCAGTTTGCTGCGTGGCTGGGTGACTCCAGCGCGCAGCGTGTCATGCTGTTCGAAGTCGGCGTCAAAAGCGCCGGCGTCGATACGATCCGATACCTGTCGACGAAGGCATACATCGGCTCGGCCGCTACTCCATATCAGGCCGTCGTCGCCGGCGGCTTGAAGGTGACGGAATCAATCTCGATGGATTCGAACGCCAGCCTCTCCGCTGGTGACATCGAGATCTTCAACGCCAATGGCGCGCGCGATGCCTGGCTGGATGATGTGTGGGCGAACCAGCCGGTGAATGCGTTTCTCGGCGATGTGAGGTGGGCCCGCGCTGACTTCCGCCAGGTGTTTGCCGGGACGGTCGTCGACATCGATAGCAAGTCGAGGGACAGGCTCAATCTTCGGCTGGTCAACAAGCTAGAGCTCCTGAACACACCAGTCACCGACGTCAAGATCGGCGGCAACGCGACCAATCCGGACACACTGGTGCCGGTCCTGCTGGGGGAGGGCAGCAACATCAGCCCGGTGCAGACCAACCCGAACACGTTGGAGTATGCCTTCGGCGACGGCGTGAACGAGGGCGTCATCGAGGTGCGCACGGATGGGAAGCCGCGCGGTGCGGTCACGGTGACGTCAAGCACCGGCCGGTTCGTGTGTAACGAGGCGGTCGGCACGGGTGTGGTGACTTGCAGCGCCCAGGGCACGAAGTTCAACGGTTCCTACGTGAACACGATCAGCCAGCTCGTGCAGTACCTGGTCACGCAGCGCGGCAAGTCGACGACGCGCTTCGCCACGTCGGATCTTGACACCGCCCAGCTGGCGGCCTTTGACATGGCGAACCAGCAACCGGTCGGCCTGTGGCTCACCGACCGGACGAATGTGCTCGTCGCGTGTCAGCAGCTGGCCAGCAGCGTCGGCGCTCAGCTCGCGATGTCCATGACCGGCAAGCTGCGCCTGATCCAGTTCGCGATCCCGTCTTCGGCGACGACTGTAATTCCGCGGTCACAGCAGCTCGATCGCAGCATCAGCATCGTCAAACGGACGGAGGTTGCAGCGGCCGTGAAGATCGGCTACTGCCGCAACTGGACCGTGCAGGACAAGCTGCAGACTTCGTTGCCTGACGCGCACAAGAACCTGTACGCACAGGAATGGCTGTCCGTCACGGCAGTCGATGCCACGGTGCAGGCGACGTACAAGCGCGACGCAGAGCCCGACCTGGTCGAGACGTGCCTGTTGCGCAAGACGGACGCGCAGGCCGAAGCGAACCGGCGTTTGGCAATCGTGAAAGTGCCACGCACGACGTACCGCTTCGAGGCTACGCCGGCGCAGCTGCTCACGGAGCTGGGCCAGGCTGTGACTCTTTTCAGTAACCGCTTCGGCCTCGCCGCCGGCAAGGTTGGCTTGGTGACGTCCCGCACAGTCGACTTCGAAAACATTCGTTCCACCCTGGAGGTAACCGTCTGATGGCCACTGTTGTCAATGACCGCGACGTGCTGATCATGGGCGCGACCACGCGCTACAACCCGCCGACGGATCGCGGCATGTTCCTCACCCCGTCGGCTTCCATTTTCAAGGTGTCATCGGACGGGTTGACGGCGTCGCCGAGCTCGTTCACATTCACGGCGACCCTCCTGAACATGACCGGTACCGTGACCTGGTCGTACAGCGGCGGCATAGCGCTGTCCATCAGCGGCAACACGGCCACGCTCAGCTTCGCAAGCTTTTCGGCGGTGTCCGGAACCATCACGGCCAGTATTACCGTCGACGGCCAGATCTACACGCAGACCGTGACCGTCTCGAAAGTGGCGGACGGCAGCACAGGCCAGCAGGGTTCTCGCGGCAACGTCGACATCGCGGCGGTGACATCCGGATCCGTGTGGTCGGACAGCGAAGCCGTCGCGGCGCTGGCCGCCGCCGGATATGGTTCGCCGCAGGTCCGCGACATGGTCACGTTGTACAAGTCGGACCGTACGTTCGGCACGCAGAAGATGTACAACGGCAGCGCTTGGGTGACCGTCGACTACGTGTGGAATGGGAACGTATTCGTCAAGGGATCGATCCTGCCGGAAGCGATCGACACCCGCGGCCTGACGGTCAAAGACGCGCAGGGCAACATCATCCTTGGTGCCGGGACCGGCTTGCCGGCGGCATATTTCGCCGGCATCGTGGGCGGCGACAACCTGTGCCCGAACAGCTCGTTCGAAGTCGTCTCTAACGGCACCCTGGCCGATGGCTGGGCCATCTACAACAACAATTCTGTAGATGAGCCGGCGTCGGCGTCGCTATGGGCGGGGCGCACGGGCGGCAACGCACAAGCGATCTCTTGGAGCAACAGCCACTCATACACGAAGGGGATAACGCGGTCAGGCGCGGTGCCGAATGGTTGGGTTGTCGGTGCCACATACGTCGTCAGCTTTTACGCAAAAACGACGAATATTTCGGGCGGCACAACAATGTCGCTCCAATGGAATACGAACCCCGGCACACTGACGGAATTGATGAATCCCGGGGTGACAACGGCATGGCAGCGCTACGCCTTTAAAATCACGTGGGGCGCCAGCGTCGAGAGTAGCGGCCGGATATACATCTCGGTGTCATCCGGCCCGAGCGGCGGAAATATCATCATCGATGACGTAATGATCGTCGAGGGTGACGTGTTGCCCGCATACTACCCGAGCACGACGGAGGCCAAGGCAGCGGCCGACGCGGCGAATGCAGCGATCGTAAACATCAACAGCGACGGCGTGCTTTCCAAGGGCGAAAAATTGGACGTGGTCCAGCGGTGGAACACGTGCGACAACGAACGGGCATCACTCGACACGCAATCGGATGCGCTCGGGGTCTCGCGTACAAACTACGATGCTGCGCATTCAGCGCTGTCCACCTACCTCATATCCCTGAATCCAGGATGGTCGGATACGACGCAGGACACGGCGATCGACCCGACCACGTGGAAAGCCAAGTGGAACGCCTATTACGACGAGAAACAGAAACTAATTAATGCACTGGCGGCAAAATCCGCAACCTTGTCGACCTGGGGCGGGGTCACAGGTACCGGCAAGCCGGCCGACAATGCCACCGTGGGTGCCACGTTCGGTACGAACGTTGGCGGGCAAATCACGCCGGCGAATGCTTCCACATATATTGCCTCAGCCGCCATCCAGTCGGCCATGGTGTCCGATCTGCGCACGTCGAATTATTCGGAAGATGGGAGCGGTAATCCGACGGCCGGCGCCAAGCTGGCTTCGGCCGGCACAGCGCTGAAGGTTGCGAACAGCTCGCTCCAGGTGGGCAGTGTCGTGTTCTCCGACTACTGGTTCCGTCTGGTCCAGGGCATCGACGGCAGTGTTGCGGGCGGGCGTGTGATCTGGCGCGGGAACAACGATTCCACTACTCGCGGCGGCGCGCCGAACATCGGGTGCCTCTCGATCACGCCGGTCGCGTCGCAGGTACTCAATTCGAACTTTCAGCAGATTTACCACAACTTCGCCATCACGCCGACAAGCTATTCGACGTACACGGACAACCTGGATGCGATGCAGCAAATTCACGTGCAGTTGTTCGCATCGACGACGGCAACTTCCCCGTTCGTTCAGTTCTATTGGGGGTGTCCGTCGCGCACGTACGACGGTGCCAGCGGCATTGCGCAGGGCTCGTGGTCGTATGGCTGGCGCTTCGCCGGGAGCGGCGCGCTACCGGGCGTCTCGCAGCAGTATGAAACGAACGGCGTATTCACCGGCCTGATGCGCGTGCGCTACTCGAATACGTACGGCTGGTCCGCGACGCAAGACTTTGCGGCCGGATCCGCAAACGGCACCGCGCTGACAACGACGACCATCACCGGCACGAGCGGTTCCAGCGGTGGCGGTTCCGGCGGCACGTCGGGTGGCGGTGGCGGTGCATGTCCGGCGCCATGGGTCAAGGTACGACTTGCCAACGGCTGCGACGTGAACGCGAGCGAGCTGCATAACGGCGCCCGCGTGATGGCCGTCGACGACAACACCATGTTGCCCCTGCCTCAAGGGGGCATCGTGCGCGATGTGGCCACGATCTGGAAGCTGCGCTACCGGATCAAGCTGACGAACGGCGCTGCTACCGAATGGAGCGAAAACCATCGTTTCGCCGTGGTCGACCGCGGCTGGACCGCAGTGCAAAATCTGCGTTCTGGAGACCACATCATGGGCCTCGATGAATGTGTGGTCGACAGCGTTTTCGCCGTGGGCGAAGGGCAGGTCGTTTCGTACCGCGTCGAGGGAGCTGGTACTTATTTCGCAGGCGGGATGCTCTGCCACAACCTCAAAATGCTGCCTTAAATCGAAAGGGAAAAATGGCAACGACCGACGTACAAACAGCGCTGGCGAACGAGGCGCGCCGCCAGGAGCTGCGCCAGAAAATCGCAGGCCTGCAGGGATCGATGAACGCGACGTCATCGGCGGTCCAGCGGCTCAATTCCGTGAACAGCGACGCACAGATACAGTTGGCAGAGGCCCAGGGCGAGCTAGCCGCGCTGGAGACTGGCGCCGGGCCTGGCATTACCGACGACTTTGGTTACAAATCCATCGTCACGCAGTTGATCGAAAAGGAGCGTTTCGCTGCAAAGGACGCGGCCGTGACCTATGTCAAAGCCAACCCGACTTGCAGCGAGGAGGACGCCGCCGCACAGTGGAACGCCGCGGCGCTTGCGAGCCACCCGGACTTTCCAATGGTGATCCAGGATGCAATGGCAATGTCGAAGCTCTACCGCTCAAACCTGTTGGCTGCAGGGCTGATCGGAGAGGACAGCTGGGAAGCGCATCGCCAGTGGATTCTTGTGACGGCTGCGGACGTGATCAGGACCCTGTGATCTCCGATAAGAACCTGATGAAAGGAACCGCATGAACAACATGCGCATAGTTTCGGATAACGCGGTCGATCGCGCGACGCTGACAGCCAGCAGCACCGCCGGCATCCTGGCCGTCACGAATCTGCAGACGGACACGAAGTCGGACGTGTGGCGTGCGGTGGGCCTGGCAGCGACGATCTCCGCACTCTGGGCGTCGCCGGAAAACGTCCAGGCTGTCGCACTCCCATTCTGCAACCTTTCGCCCACGGCAACGATGCGTGTGCGCCTGACAAACGAGCTGTCGGCCACGAACCTGTTCACGTATTCGGAACAGTTTGATAACGCTGCATGGCTGTTTCCAGCGAGCCGCTCCACCATCACCGCCAACACGAGCGCCACGCTGGCGCCGAATGGGCTCCAGACGGCAGAACTTGTCACGGCCAATGGTAGCGGAGCGGCGTACTACTACCAAGGCAAGACACTGACCGCTGGCCAGGTGTACACCGTCTCGATATTTTTTAAAGCGGGAACCTACAACGGAACTCTTAATATCACCGACTACACCGAGACCGGCACTGCGGCGTTCAACATGACAACCAAAGGCACGTCCGCATCCGGGATCGCATCCGCACCGGTTATGCAGGACATGGGCAATGGCTGGTTCCGTTGTAGCGCTAAGTTCACGCCCACGACGGGCGGATCACACAACATCGGTTTCGGTGGCGTCGCAACAGCGACCACGTTCTATCTGTGGGGCGCTCAAATGGAAGCAGGTCCGCTGACCTCCTACTATCCGACCACCAGCGCCGCCGCCACCCGTCCGCTCGGTTACATCGACACCTGGCAGTCGTACACGTACGACAGCGGCGCCGTGCTGGCCTGTCCGGCGCCGGCGGTGACTCTGCGGGGCTGGACTGCCGCGCAGGCCGCCAGCGCTTACGCCTACGGTGGTGGGGCGTACGCGCGTATGTGGTTGCCCGCCGCCGTGCAGGCATATGGCATGACCGTCGACATCGCGGACGCGAACAACCTGCAGGGCTACGTCGAGGCGGCACGCCTGGTGGCCGGGCCGTACTGGTCGCCGACGTATAACGCGTCGGCTGCGGAACTGGATCCGGTCGACACGACAGAACTCTATCGGACCGATGCAGGCGATCAGGGCGCCAATGCGGGATACATCTACCGGCGAGTGCCGATCACTCTCGAGACGATGCCCGCGACGGACCGTGCTGCACTCGTGAACATTCTTCGCAACAGCCGGGCCTACCCGATCCTGTTGAGCGTGTTCCCGGGCGCAGCCGATCTTGCGCTTGAGCGCGACAACATGGTCTACGGGCGGCGCAGTAAGGATTCCAACGTCGCCATCCAGTACGCAACGACTTACTCAACCACCATCGAAATCGAGGAGATCTGATGGCCAAGTTTCGCGCAGCCTTCTATAAAGGCACGCATGCAGGGATGCCCGGCGTCTACAACCGCCTGGTGCGCAAGTGGACGCGCAGCCCGTATTCCCACGTCGAGCTCATCTTCTTCGACGGCGGGCCCGGCGCCGTCAGTCAGGCCGCCTCGTCGTCGTACATGGACGGCGGCGTGCGGTTCAAGTGGTTCGAATTTGACCCGGCCCTTTGGGATTTCGTCGACCTGCCTGACCATCTCGCGCTGCCGGCCCTGGCGTGGTTCGACGCGCACGAGGGCGAGGCCTATGACCTGCTGGGGAACGTGCATTTCGTGCTGTCGCCTGTAGGAAACGACAAGCGCAAGTGGTTCTGCTCGGAGGCTGTCGCGGCGGCGCTCGGGATGCCGAATCCTGAGCGGTTCGACCCGGGCACGCTACATGCGGCCCTGATCTTCCTCAACCAGCCCGCAACCGCGGGCTTTTTTACGCCTGCGGCGGAAAGCCAGTAATGCTCGACCACGTAAAACATGTTCTCGACATCGGGTCGACCTGCGCCGCCGCCGTGACGGTCCTGGGCTGGTTCGTCAACGCGCTGCCGCCGCTCGCAGCCCTAGCATCGATCCTCTGGATCGGTTTCCAGTGGTACCACTCGGCGCCCATGAAGGAGTGGCGCCAAAATCGAAAGGAAAAGGCATGACGATCAAGGACCGTATCAATGCCGCGCTGCGCTCGGCCGGCGTGTGGTTCAATGCCGCGCTGTTGTCCGCACTCCCCTTTACTGAGCAGATAGTGCAGGGCGTGAACGACTATCTGCCAAGCTTCGCGCCTTATCTCCCAACCAATGTGTACAAGGCGGTCGGCTGCGCGGTCGTGACGTTCAACATGGTCCGATCGATGCAGCGCGCGCATCAGGCCGCCCAGGCGAAGGAGGTGGCCCATGGCTGATCCGATGAAGAAACCCGGGCGCCTGGCCATTGCCGCCGTGCTGGCAACGGCGCTGGCGGTGCCAGCCGAGGGCCTGCGCCAGGTGGCCTACCGCGATCCCCCGGGTATCCTGACGGCCTGCCGCGGCCACACCGGGCCCGAGGTGCGCGCCGGCGTTCGTTACTCGATCGAGCAGTGCGACCGCTGGCTCACCGACGACATGCGTCGCGCGATCACCCTGGTTGACCGCTGCGCGCCTGGCCTGCCGCCGGAGGCCCTGGCCGCCTTCGGTGACGCTGTGTTCAACGCGGGCCCGACGGTCGCATGCGACACCGCCAGTTCGACCGCCGCGCGCTACCTGCGCCAGTACTCGGCCAATCCGGACAGCGGCGTGCCGATGCTGCGCGCAGCGTGCGACCAGCTGCCCCGCTGGGACAAGGCGCGTGTTGCCGGCGTACTCGTGTCGCTGCCTGGCCTGACGAAGCGCCGGGCGGCCGAGCGCGACCTGTGCCTGAAAGGGCTGTCGTGATCGCCGCCATCCTCGCGCGCCTGGCGCCGTACAAGCTCGTGTTCGAGATCCTGGTGCTTGGCGGCCTGGCTACCGGCGCCGCGGTAGGCGTGCACGAGTTCCTTGAGCATGAACGTGACATTGGCCGGCAAGAGGTGCAGGCCCGGTGGGACAGGCAGATCGCGGTCGACAAAGCGGCCGCGGCCGCGCAAACGGCCGACTGGCAGGCTCGCGTGCAGGCAGCTACAACCAATGGAGAAAAACGTGACGAGACGATACGCAACCTGGCTGCCAGCGCTGCCGCTGCTGCTGGCAGCCTGCGCGACACCATCGCCAAGGTCGACCGGGCAGTGCCCGACTATTCCGCCGATGCCCTACGTGCGCTCACCGGCACCTACGGGCAGCTACTTGCAGAGTGCCAAGGACGACGCACAGAAGTGGCAGAAGAAGCTGAGCGACTCAACAGCGAAAAGCGGACTCTGATCGAGGCGTGGCCGCGTGTCGACGCACCTCCGGCCGAGTAAGCACGCGCAATGCCGTGCACATCGGCACGCCCAGCTCACGCAGCGCGAACGCTGCTTCGCGCAGTCCGATGCTGGGCAAGCTGTTGACCACGGCGTCGATGTAGACCTGGGTGAGGCGGTCGGTTCTTCGATCCATGATCCGATTTTGTGCGATCACGGCCGCCGCAGGATGATCTAACGCAAGATCATCCCATCATACCGTGCTGTTGAGCGTACTCGAACAGGGCGTCATTCATCCGCGTTTGCCAGCCTTCCCCTGTCGCCCGAAACGCATCTGCCACGCGCGCGTCGAGGCGGATGCTGACGGGCACCTTCGTGACTTCCTGCGGCGGCCGCCCGCGCGCGCGCTTCGGCTTCACCTTCGACCATTCCTCGTCCGTGTACGGGCGCGCGTCAGGGTCAAGCATTGCGGCCGCGGTGATCGCAGCGTCCTCCTCCGCCGTAGGGACCACAGTCCCCGGTTTAAGCTTCGGCATATCGTCTTACCTCCCTTGAGTTCGCCTTGCGCAGGCTGATGATGCGACGGACATCCTCGCGATCCACGTACGCCACGTAGAACAGGCGATTGCCAATGTATCCGATGGCACACTCGCGGTTCTCACCGTAGGCTTTACGCTCATCGGCCCAGACCAGCGCCTCGTCCCATTCGAAGTCGGCAGCTGCTGCGAGCGACACGCCGTGCTTTTCAGTGTTGGTTGCGTCTTTGGCGATGTCGTATGTGATGTCCATGTAATTATTGTATATACGGTAAATAAGAAACGCAAGAATTTTATGTATATACGATAAAAATCGTACGGGCTATACTTCTAGCATGTATGGAAAAGTGAAAAGGCTTCGCGAGCGCGGCAGGCGCCTGTCGAACCGCGAGATCAGCCAGGCGCCACATGTCGAAGGGGCGCTGACCCTTTGCTGCCTGCAGGGGAGCTATGTCCTCGAGGTGAAGGACCCGAACTCGCAAGTTGGCGCGAGCCTGGTCCCGGAGCTATACGACGCCCGTCTCACCACGATGCACAATGGCGGGATGCTGTTCAAAGGTGAGGAGCGGCCTCAGGGTAACGACGGTCCTGCGTACGTCCAGGAGTGGTCGGTACTGACCGAGCCGCGTTAGAATTTCGTACTATCAGCGGTTGCCAATCTCATATAAAACAATGACATATGACGCGAACCTGAGCGGATATATAGTACGTTGACTCTGCTTTAACCCGTTGATTTTTAATAGCAATTGGCGTTTGCATGGACAGATTCATAGCCTATCCGGGGTTCGAATCCCCGTCTCTCCGCCAAGGACACGTAAGCCATTGTTTTGAAAGGAAAAGCCGACTGTAATGTTGGCTTTTTTTTTCAGGTTAACTCTCCCTAGGACGCTGCCGTGGGATAAATTTGGGTTAACTGTGGCGGTTCATTGAAAATGCATAGTGGTCGTGACATTCCGTGAGCATTGCGCATCGGTTTTAACGTACTATACTAGTTTCCCAATTACAATAAATTCTGGATGAGAGCGCAACGTGGCGACAAGAACACCACAAAAAAGGGAAAATGTTCAGATAGCTGAGATCAACGCTCGGGTACAGAACGTTGCACAGATGGCAAGTGTTGCGAAGACGGGTCTGACTGGGTGGATTGCGTTCGAATGTGTGAGAATCACTGTCGACGGCTTCAGATCGATAGTCCAGGCCAACCCGGACGCGATCACAGCTTTGGCCAAAGTTGTGGAGAACTTTCACCTCTCAGGTATAGTTGGGTCGCTGGTTGGCCTTGCAGGGGTGAGCTATGGCATGTACGAACGACGAGGAAAGAAGCGTCTCTTGCCGGGATACTCTCAACAGCGCAAGCACGCAGAGCGGAATGATTTGCATAATGAATCGAGTGGCTTGAACGAACTCGGAGAAACCCCACATTAAGGAGATGGAAATGGATCTGATAATGCTCGGGATCAATGGTTTGCTTCTTTTGGCGATTTGGCGGTTTGCGTTGAAAAAAAGCATACTGGACCATCATCGCGATCAACTTTTTGACCTTCGAGACAACCTTCGTGCCGAATTTTTGGAGCATGGCTGGTCAATAGATTCAGAGCTCTATAGGAGGCTTCGTGGTTTGATTAATGGATACCTGAGATTTACTGAGCGGTTTTCTTTAATTCACGTTGTGCTTCTGGAGAGAGGAATTGGACGTAACGAAGTTCTGCGTGAGGCTCATAAGAAGAACATTGACGCTAAGTTTCAGACTTCGAATCCTGAGCAGGAGGCGTATGTGAAAGAACTGCGTCGTCGTGCACTGCAAATTGTCATGAATTATATGATTGTCGGGTCAGGGCCATTTCTTCTTTTGACTGTAGCTTTGGTCCCATTTGTACTCTTTTATTTGGCCACAAAATTCGTCATGTCCGCAATTCGAGCTGGAAGCACATCTGTTGCTGCAGTGTTTGCAGAAGTCAAAGGTCTTGTAAAAGCAACATTAGCACTTGCTGCTGCGGTGGTTGCTGAAAAAATACTAATGAAGGATGTGGTCGAAAAATGCTCGTACGAGCAAGTGGCCTAAGTCATTCTGTATAGATACCGCTGCTTCGTACCTATTGTGAAGAGCCGGCAATGCCGGCTCTTTTTTTTTAAATCTCTTTAATCGCGGCCTCGATCTTGACCAGCTCTCGTTCGTCGTGCTGGCCGTCGATCCACTTCGCGTAGACCTTGAAAAACATGTCCAAGCTGTGGCCCAACTGGCGGGCCATAAACGCCGGGTTGACGCCGGCCATGAGGCCGATGGTCGCGTACGTGTGACGCGTATTGTAGGTGCGGCGATGCCGGATGCCCAACCGCTTGAGCGTCGTCGACCAGAAGGCGGCGCGTGTGATCCTGTGGTAGAGCCAAGGCTCGTTGTAGTACGGATCGTGGAATACCTTGCTGCTGTTGGCCGTGAACCGCTTTTGTGAGAGCACGGCTGCCAGCGCCTCCCGCGGGAGCTTGACCACGCGCGAGGTCGACGTCTTGGTCGAGTCTTGTTCCTCGTCGTAGACATTGACCGCGTCAACCAGGATCTCGCCCTTGTTGACGTCGACATTCGACCAGGTGAGCGCGATCGCTTCCGACGTCCGCAGGCCGGAGAAGAACTGGAACTGCAGATAGTTCAACAGCTGCTCGTTGTAATTCTCGGCGACGCTGGCGAGGATCTTCCGCACTTCCGCCAAGGAGAAAGGATCAGGGCCTCGCTGCTGCACGTCGGCGTATTCGAGGCCTGCGCACGGGTTTTCCTTGATCTGTTTGTCCATGATCGCCAGCTCGAAGACGCCGCGGATAATCGATAGCTGGTTGTTACGGCTCTTGTTGCTCTTCCAGGTGCCTTTCCTCAAGGCTGCCTTGATGTCCGAATGGACGAATTCCTTGATCGCCTTGTTGGGCAAGTGCACCTTCCAGAAGTTCTCCTTCTGCTGGCGGTATTGGCTTTTCGTCGACGGCTTCAGTTCGAGTAGATTCCACCAGCGATCGATAAGGTCGAAGAACAATTCGTCACCAGTTCGGCCGACCGGCTCGGGATCCGGCGCTTGCGTGGAGTCTGGGAAGGTGTTGCGGTAATCGAACGTGCCGGCAGCAATCTGCTGCCGGACCTCGGTCACCAGGCGCGACGCGTACTTTATGTTCGCTGGTGTCGGCGCCAGCACTTGGCCGTCGACCTTCACCGGCTCCTTGCGCTGCTTGCCCTGATAGGAGAACAGCACGCGGATGCTACTCTCCCGAAGTTCAACCCCGCTTAATTTTGCTCGACCCACTTGTAGTATTCCTGAAGATTCATTGTAATCCGGCCGTCTGGGGCTTTTCTGTAGTGCTTTCCTTCCAACCAAACGCCGTCCTCGATCTTACGGCGGACGGCTTTTTCGCTGTAACCCGTGAGGCCCGCAAAGACTGGGATCAGGACCCATTCAAGGTGCACCACAATTGCATTCATCAGTCATTTCCTTTCTTTGTCCCAGCGGCTTCTCAATCGTTGTGTTCGACATCAGTTCCTTACACATAGTCGCTCGCTCCCTGCCGCGCAGCTGTGCGATCGCCTGAGCCTTTGCCTCGGTGACGATCTCGTCTTCGGTCCAGCTCGGGTGCAGGTGGCGCAGCTCCTGCGCAATTCGATGCGCCAATGGCCGACGGATTGGCGTGCCGTCCACGTGCAAATTATTCAGGTTGTCCGGCATCGCTATTCCCTTCGTTAGTGGTGTTGTTCGCGCTCGACTTCACGCGAATCTCCGAGCTGTCGATTCCGTCTTTTTTCCCGGCCAGGTAGACGAGCATCGCGACCCTGCCGCCGTCTTGATACAGAGTCAGGCTGTTGATGAACTGGTTCAACCCTTCGTGCACGACAGGCCGTCCGCAATGCGCGGATTTCAGAAGCAACAGCTGATGACGGTAGGCGTCCTGGTCGAGCGGAACGTCTTGGCCAGAAAGATCAATCACGCTGCCCTCCGCATCACGTCGCTCGTCTTGGCATGAGCGCATGCGTCACATCCGCCCTGCTGGGTGAGTTGCTTGGCCGTGACGACCTTGCCGCACATGCAGCGCTTGCGGCGGAGATCCAACGGCGGGCTGGCGTGAGTGTTCGCGCGGTAAAGCGCCGTGCTGGCCGGATCGGCTATTCCAAATTTCATGTGCTCAGCCCTCGTCGGATCCGCCGACCAAGACGAAGAACGCCTTAACCTCGGCCACTGCCTTATCAAATTTCTGTAGCGGAATGCGATGTATGCCCGCGTCTGCCTCCGCGATCACTTGGCGGAGGTGAGTGGCTTCCTCGGGCTCCACGGTGATACTGCCGGTCTGTTCAAAGCGATCGCAGATGACGTTCAGGGTCAGAGAGCCCGGGTCAACCACGGAAGCCATCCCGGCGCGGTTCAGGGTCGCAAACGTTCTGGTGAGTAGGTTGTACGCGTCGATCGTCGGCTGGCCGATCAGGGATTCGCCCGCCATGCGAAGCTCAAGCGCGAGGCGGTCTCGGGTCTCGGTGACCATAGGGACGTTGGCTTTCGGCTGGAACTGGAACCGCTTATGGAAACGAGGCATGGCGGGTGCTCCTTGCTTACGGCCGGCCGATCAGGACCTGATAGCCGCTCGCGCGCGCCTGCTCGACGTACGCCTTGAATGCGTCCTCGATCGCGTTCTCGGCGCGGTCCAGCTCGTACCAGAACTTGACCTTGCCAGCGCCCAGGCGATACTTCAGGCGCGCGCGGACCTTGTAGCCGTCGCCGTTCTTGAAGAGGCGCAGGCCCAGTGCGAATTCGCGCGGGATCATGATGTCGCCCGCGCCTGCGCGCGCATCAATGGTCTCGGTGTACGACAGCTGCACCTGGCCGTTGTCGAGGCGGCGGTGCGAGCTGAACGCCACTTCGGTCTTGGCCTGGAGCGTCAGCGCGACCTGCAGCATGGTCTCGCCGCTCGGTTCCGCAATGTCCGCGACGTTGTCTTCGAGGAAGGTCGCGAACTGCTCTTGCTCCATTGGCGTGCGGTCGTGTTTGAACCAGGCCGAGAATTCACGGCTCAGTTCAGCGGTATAGACCGCGCGGAAGTCACGCCACCCCGGCATCCCCACAAAGCTGCGGCCGTGATCGTTGAGCACTGCCGTCAGCGTGCGCGTCTCCGGATTGGCGTAGATGTAGGTGTCGGCGGCCGGAGCCTGCTCGGTCACGTAAGCGAGGAAGCTCGGGAGATCGGCCAGCGCGACCGTGCCGCGCTTGCGGTGTGGTTCCGGCAGCGCTTCCTCGATTGCCTTCGTGATGTCGACGTGCTTGTACTCCGGCGGCAGCACCAAGTAATGCGCGTCGCCGACCGACCGCACGTTGGCAGCGGCCACGGTGAGGGCGCCGATCTTTTCGATGGTGGAGTCGTCGATCCTCAGGTGCTCCTGAGTTTGGACGGCTGCGGCCAGCTGGCCGGCGACGAGGCCGGATACGGGCGTGTTCTGGGTTTCGGACATTACGCTTCCTTAAGTTGGAGTGGTTGGGGTACCGTCGCTTCGCGCAGCTCGAGCGATTGCTGACGGGGATGCTTGCGGGAGAGCTCGTTGTCGTCGGTGACCCAGAAGAAGTCCTCGCCACGCTCGGGCTTGGGCAGGTCGACCTTGACGTTGTCGACGATGACTACCTTGTCGACGTCCTTGCCGCGCGCGCCCGGCTTGACCTTCAGCTGGAGGGTCAGGCTGCCGGCCTTGCCGGTGTCTTTTACGGCGGCGAGCAGGTCGGCCAAGCCGGCCGACAGTTCGGAGTGGGCGCGTCCGTCGCGCAGGTCCTGCAGAAACAGGGCAAATGCTTGGGTACTCATACGAGGAATTTCTCCTTTCTGGTTGTGATACAAATTGTGTTTAAATGAAACTTTTGAGGAATTGCCGTGTCTGCTCGACATCTCTACTTTCCGTACTGCCTCGACCGCTTGGAAGACGGCCGTTACATCGCCTTGAACCGCTACTACAAACCGCTGGGCGAACCTCGCAAGGACTGGGTCGTGTACGAGGACCACCCGAGTGCACAGAATCTGAAGGGCCTGACTGCGGCAAAAGCCGAAGCGATGTCCTATAAAGGATCGCCAAGCCTGGACCGGATTTACTTCTACAACGCTGGCTGCGCGCCGACGGACAGTGCCGAGAACTGGGCCGCATATTCGAAGCGTCTTCAGGTGTTCGCGAAGCTTCAGATCAACGACGAGTAGCAACACCAGCCGCACGCATGGCGGTCGAGAACTCGATGGCGTTGTCCGGCGGTGGCGATGCGTTAGTGAGTGCCAGCGCGTTTGCAGGTACGCTTGCGCCGGCGCGCGGCTGCCAGTCGTCGATGATCACGGTCTTGCCGTAGTGCCGCGCGAGCGCTGCGGCGTGGCGGGACTTGCCGCAGCCTGCCGGGCCGTGGACGATGACGGCGTCATTACTGGTGGATTTGACCTGGTGCATTTCGATCTCTCAAAGAAATTGGGTTCGTAGGGTGGTTACTGCGCGCTGGGCTGCGGCATGTTTGGTGCAGCTGGCGGATGCATCCAGTGCGTCACGCGCTCGGGTTCAATTGGCATGCCGTCCTCGGCGCGCCAGCCCATCCCGTCGCGGTACATGAGAGAGACCTTGCCGTCGGTGAGGGCCGCGAGCACCGTGATGTCGTCGTCCGGCAGTCGGGCTGCCACCGTGATCCATTCGAGCGTGACCTTGAGGGTGTTCGATTCCGTTGGCGCCTCGGCAAACATTTTCGGCGTCGCTTTGGCCTTGCCGCTGGCCTTGGCCTTCGCCACGCCGGCCTCGATCACCTTGCCGGCCTTGCTGCCGTGCTTCTTCACCAGCGCCGCGGCCGTCGTGCTCGACACCTCGCCAGCGTTGACGGCCTTGTGCACGTCGCTGTTTGCCTCGGCCAGGAGGATCGTGTTCTTCACGTGCTCCATGGACTTGCCGATGCGCGTCGCGATCTGCTTTTCCGTCCAGCCGAAGCCAAGCAGCTTGCGCAACTGGATGCCGAGCTGGAGAGGCGTTAGCGGCAGACCGCCCGCACTGGTGATCATGTGGGCGACGCGATCCGCATCGCCGCCGCGGAATTGGCGACAGTCGAGCGACTTGATCTCGAAGCCCTTCGCGACCGCGTCGAGAGCTGCTGCGCGGCGGTGGTGGCCGTCCACGAGGATGATGTGCCCCTCCTCGACGCGCACCTCCAGAGGCGGGAAAATCGCGCCGTTCTGCAGGGCGATGGACATCTCGGCCACGTGCTCCATGTTCAGCGGGCGCGCGTTGAAACCTTCCTCGACCTCCAGCAGGCGCGGATCCACCGCGAACGAGGTCACTTTCGAGACGCTGTCGCCGTGGATCTTCTTCTCGGCGGCGACCTTTAGCGAGACAAAGCTTTCGGACTTGTTGTAGTGGGGCGCGCTCACGCTTCTTCCTTATCGTTGGCCTGCAGCTTCTTCACATCGAATCCGCTGCGGCGCTGCATGTGCCGGCGGGCGATGGCCACCAAAATGATTTTGAGGGCCGGGTTCTTCAACATTTCGTCGAGCGGGGAGGGCGTCCGAAGCCAGCGGTGCGCGATCTCCAGCGCTGCGCGATCTGGCAGGACGGTGTCCATGTCAGCTCACCAGAAGCCGGAAGGCACGGCGCAGGGCCGCCACGCGCGGAGCCCCGGTGGAGCGGTAGTAGCGGTAGATGGCGATGAGGCGCATGTCGGTGCTCCCTAGTTAAAGTATTGCGATTGAATTGGCGGGCGATTCCACCCGTGCTAAATTGTTATTTCCACACAACAATTTGTTTTGAAAGGAACCGCCCATGGAACTTTCACTTGCCGCTGCTATTGCCGCGTGTAGAGCTACGCTCGATACCGCCAAGGCAGCGATCGCTGCCCGTGACGACAGACTTATCGAGGACGCGGTCCGCGACATGAAGGACCGGCTCATGGACGTCACGGACCGCGCTTTGGCGCTCCAAGAAAAGCAGTCGGCTCTGGCCGAGAGAGAACGCCAGCTCGAAGAACAGATCCGTGAGCTTCAGAAGCGGAATGCGGACCTGGATAACTACGAACTTCACCGGACCGCGCGTGGTGGTCTCGTCTACCGATCGAAGGCGCCTTTGGAAGCTGGACAGGTGCCGGTAGACATTTGCGCAAACTGCGTAGCTCAGGGCGTAAAAACGTTCCTTCAGCCAGTCGGCGTAGCGCTGCATTGTCATGTTCATGGCAACGTTCCTTCGGATAAGGAGCCTGGGAAATTCGAAGTGGCGCGCTCAACCTCGTCATGGGCAAAGAACTGGTGAGATCGCATGTCATGCCCCGTCAGGGTTGCGCATGGGCTCTGTTGGGGATAAGACGCGCCACAGATCTGCGGCGGCCTCTGGCTCGTCATCCCTAATCCAGCCACAAAACAGCGCAACGAAGCAGTTGAGGCGGTCGAGATCGTTCGTTGGATACCTCGCGATCGCATCCTTGGAACACTCGGCAATGCCTCGGCGGAAATCCTTAGCGGTTGCCATGGCGTGACTCGGTCTGTTCGGTTGCACGAACTTCGCCGTGAGCGGCCGGCACGTGGATCAGCTTCACGGCGCGACGAGTAGCGGCTTTGGGCTCGCGATCCTGGCGACCAGCCTTCGCCGGTGTAACGAGCTGCATGAGCGCGGCTCGCTTTTCTGCCAAATCGTCTTCGGCCGTGCGCAAGCGAATAGAGAAGTCCATCAGCGACCCTCTCGAACGGTGATGCCGCAAGGCTCGTCGTACAGGCCGGCGGCGTGCTCAGCGGCTTGGCCGCTCGACTCAGCCATCACAGTGCGCTGCTCAGGCGTCGCGGCGCGCCGGGCGATGATGATCACGAAGGATTTCACGCTGCCTCCGACTCGGCGGCCAGTGTGGCCTGAGCGATCTGCTCAGCCTCTTCGCGGACGATCTCACGCGTCAGCGCCGCAAATGCATTTTCACCAACCATCGAGCGCTGTACCAAGTCAGCTATAACGTGTTCGTCGCGCAGGCGCTCGGCCATGCTATTGACGATCAGCTTTGTGGTAACCGGTTGTCCGGCCGCGAGGGACTGCTTGAGGCGGTCGGCCGTCTCGCAAACGATGTAGTTGAGATCAGTTCGGTTGAGAGGGGGGAAGGGCATTATTGCTCCTGGAAACACAGTAGCAGCAACTATACATGAATGAATAGAAAACTCAATACGCGAACGAATAAATTTGCGCGCATGAGTGTGGCTAAAAATCCTAGCAACGCCCAATAGTTGCTGCCTTACCAACAAGACCGTGCACTGAGGTATCGCGGCCGTATCCTATCGGCGCGAGCGGATAAATATGATTTTTGTCAACGAATCAAGTAAAATTCCCAAGATACAACCATTAAGGGGATGGGAAATGGGGCTCGTCGTTCTAGCGGCGTTTGTCGCAGGTTGGATTGCAGTGGTGAGAGCCTACGGAAAGCGCGGTATTAAAGGCTTCCGTCCACAATTGCTTGGATTCTGCGGTGGAATCGTTACGCTCGTAATCGCGGCAGTGATCGCCAGCAAATTCGACACAAGCAAGGCAGCTAGCGCGAGCACAGCCCCATCAGCGCAAGTCGCTTCGCAAACTCAGCCTGGTCAAGAGTATGTTTCTGCAAGTGCAAGGGAGATTTTTG